TAGAGTTTACACACGAAACGAAGTTAGAACAGTTTGCCTAGGGAGAAAAAGTACATTTACAGCCCATTTTACCACCTAAAGTGGGCTGAATAATGTGTTTTAAACAAAGGAAAAACTATGCGCTACACTAAACCCAAATTGATCCAACTGATCCATATTGCCAAAAGCCAATTTAGTATGGATGAAGTCAGTTATCGTGCAATGCTGGAACGGCTGACCGGTAAAACCTCCACAAAACAGATGACCATCACGGAATTAATGAAAGTCCAATCGGAAATGGAAAACAAAGGCTTTAAGAATACCGCTAAAGGTCGTCATTCACCGGCAACCGCTAAGGCAAAAGTTAAAAGTAATATTGCCCATAAAATCCGAGCTATTTGGATTATGATGGCAAAACAAGGTTTAGTGCGTGATAGTTCGGAAACGGCTCTCAATGCTTGGGTGCGTGGCATAGCCAACCCAATTTTAGCACGCCAAAATAAACCGCTTGCGTTGAATGTCGCCGCATTAGACGACAAAATGGCAAGCCTTGTATTGGAACGATTGAAAAAATGGCAAGCACGTGGGGAAAAATAAAAATTTGGTACGCTAAATAAACTTTTTGAACCGCCTAAAAAGGTGGTTTTTCTTTTGTAAATCATTAGGTTATTTGCTTTTCTCATTTTCTCGCCTAAAAAAAATTTCACAATAAGCGGTTCAAAGTTGCTAGAATTTTCATCAATAGTGATCAAATCCCCAGTTGAGGTGTTTATGTTGAACGAAAAAGTGGAAACATTTAATGAAAAAGCGCCCGAAATTTTAGCGGATTTAGCCAAGCATTCCGAAGTCAAAATCAAACAACATATTGCCGGCATTGACCCCTCTCTCGCGCAACAAATCAGCATAGAAATCGCCGGGAAAATCGCCGAAAGTTGGGGCGGTGAAGTGATTTATATCCCACGCAATTTAATCTTGCTATTGAGCGAACGTGACCGCAAGATTTTTAATGAATTTAACGGTTCAAATCACCGAGAACTCGCCCGAAAATATAACTGCTCGATGCAGTGGATTTATCAAATTGTGAAGCGTGTCTCAAAAGAAGAAATCGCCAGACGCCAATTTGATATGTTTGGCAATGCATAACCGCTAAAAGTGAGAAAAAACGTCCGAAAGGGCGTTTTTTTATAGGCAAAAATTCCCTCTTATGTTCTTTAAACTACTTTAAAATACCTCTTAGCACAAACTCTTTAAACTGCCTTTTAAACTAATTTAAAGAATGTAGGAGTTTGTGTTATGTCTCATATTTCCAAAATCGTCATCCACTGTTCTGCCACCCAAAATGGTAAGTCACTTCGCACTCCAACCCAAACTGCCGCTCAACGTATTGATGAATGGCACAAACAGCGGGGTTTTAAGCGTAACCCGGCATTGACGAAACAATTCAATTCTCACCTAAAACATATCGGCTATCACTTCATTATTGATACGGACGGTACAGTGGAAACCGGTCGCCGTGAGGGAGAAACCGGTGCGCACGTGAAAGGGCATAATCTCAATAGCCTTGGCATCTGTTTAGTGGGTGGAATCACCAAAGACAAACGCAACCATGGTGAATATACCACCGAGCAATGGCTTGCCTTACATAAATTGTTGCGCACGCTTGAAGCCAAATATCCCAGTGCTCGCATTTGTGGACATCGTGATCTAAGTCCTGATCTCAATGGCGACGGCACCATCACACCGAATGAATGGATTAAAGATTGTCCATGTTTTGATGTGTGGAGTTGGTTAGATACCGAGCAAATTATCAATGTTGATCACTTATTTAAGGAGTAAATGATGAGTAAACGAGTAACAAACACCACTGTGCCAAAAGGTGGTTTCGGGTATTACAAAACACCACGTTGTAAAACAAGCAATAATGCTAAACGAAATAAAGCAATCAACGGTGGCACAACGGCTGCAACCGCCTTTTACTTACGTTGGAGTTATTAGCTATGAAACGAGAAATTCGTGGAATCACACTTTTTTCAGTGTTGTGGGATATGTTTATTTTGGGTGGGTTTATTTATGCCAATGAGTTCGCCATTACCAACCTTATAAAAGCCTATGAATGGTTCTTCTACTTTATGAGTACGCTTTGGGTATTGTGGTTTTTTCTATGCCATCCAAAAAAGCCAACATTTCAATATACCAAAGGCAAACTTTATTGGGAGTTTGTAACAAGTACCCTGCTTGGGATTATGTTGGCATATTATGGTTATTTTGTTTGTGCAACAATCCTGACCTTCTTTGGTTATGCCAATGCCGGACTGAATTATTTTGAGGAAAAAGAACATGGCAAAACTTTCTGAACTCATCACTAATGATAACGGCAGACTTAGTACAACCGCTTTTATCCAATTTTTCGGAGCGTTACTCATGGCTGGGATCTTATGTTTCTGTGTATGGCTTGACCGCCCTTATGTGCCGGAAATGTTTATGACCTTTGCAATTTTCTGTGCCGGTGGTGCAGCTACCAAGGGCTTTGCTAATGCGCTAGGGAGAGATAAAGGATGATGAGTTATCTCTATCTTGGCGTGATTTTCGGGCTTGCCGGTTTATGGGGTTATGCTCATTTTCGGGTGAAACATTTGAAGAGCCGACTTGAAAAAACGCAAGAAAAACTGACCACACTTGAAGCTCAAAAAGCGGTGGTTGAAACCCAAGTCAAACATTTTGAAGTAAGGAAAAAGCATGAAGAAAACAGTCATAGCGCTCGCCGTGATGATGTCATTGAGCGCTTGCACCAATCGGGCGATCTCCGTGATTAATCCGAGTTGTTCGGGGTTTGGAGTCATTAAAGCAAGTCGTCAGGATACCACGGAAACCCTGCGTCAAATTGCGGTACATAACGCCACTTATCGTGAAATTTGTTCAGAAACAAAGGATAGAAAATGATTGAAATTTTTGAGTTTATTCAAAAACATTGGGTCATTGTAGCCGCCATTGCAGGGTCGGTGTGGACGTACTTTTGGCTCACTATGGACAGCAAATACGCCAAAAAATCCGATGTTGCCACCTTGGTTGAAAGTATCAAAGGTAATGACAAGCGTTTAACCAGTGTGGAAACCAAACTGGAAAATCTTCCTACATCGGAAGATTTAGCCAAAATTCAAATTTTGATGACAGAAATTAAAGGTGAAACCAAATCCACCCACACCCAAGTGCAGGCAATGAGTCATCAGGTGGCGCTCTTAATAGAAGCCAAAGTATTAAACAAGGAATAACTATGCAAAGCATTTTTCATCAAGATCAACGGCTCGTGATTTTACTCTCCCTCGTTGATGCCGGTTATGATGCCAACGAATCCATTTTAGATGATTGCCTTGCCCTTTACGGACATAAAATCAGCCGGGATTTAGTGCGTAATCATTTGAACTGGCTTGAGGAACAAGGGTTAGTTCGTATTGAACGATTAAGCAATGGCTTTATGATTGCGACTATCACCCAACGTGGCTTAGATGTGGCTAATGGTGAAGCGATTGTTGAAGGGGTAAAACGCCCTCGTCCCAAAATTTAATCCGGCTTAAACCCCGATTTAAGCAAGATTTAAGGAGGATTAAATGACAGAAAAAAATACCCGAGGGCGTGCCAGTAAAGTTGATTTGTTACCACCCAATATCAAAACCCAACTTGCCATGATGTTGCGTGATAAGCAGTTCTCCCAAGCGCAGATTTTAGAAGAAATTAACGACTTAATTCGAGACTGTGGCTTGCCGGAATCTGCACTATTAAGCAAAACCGGGTTAAATCGCTACGCCAGTCGAATGGAAAAAGTCGGGGCAAAAATTCGTCAAGCCCGAGAAGTGGCGGAGGTTTGGACGGCGCAATTTGGCGAAGATAAGGTAAAAACGGATATTGGTAAGCAAGCTATTGAACTGGTGAAATATTTAGCCTGGGATTTATCCGGCAAATTATCCGAGAGCGATAACATCGCCCCTAAAGAATTGGCGATGTTAGCTACGACTGTACAACGACTAGAGCAAGCAGCCAGTTTAAGCTATGAGCGGGAACGCAAGATTCGCAAAGAAATAGCACAGCTTGCCGCAGAAACCGCCGAAAAAGTCGTGGCGCAAGCCGGTGTATCGGCGGAAACCGTGAAAACCTTGAAAGAACAGATTTTAGGAATTGCCTAATGACACTACCGGATTTTATCCCCTTTGACCCGAATGAATTACTGCTAGGCTATCAAAAGCGCTGGATAGCGGATAAATCGCCACTCAAAATTGCCGAAAAATCCCGTCGAACGGGGTTGACGTGGGCAGAGGCGGCAGATGATGCACTGATTGCCAGTCTTGCCAAAAAAGACGGTGGCTCGGATGTGTTTTATATCGGCTCAAATAAGGAAATGGCTCGTGAGTTTATTGACGCGGTGGCAATGTGGGCAAGAGCTTTTAACTATGCGGCAGGTGAAATTCAAGAAGAAGTGTTAGAAGACGAAGACAAAGCCATTTTGACTTACGTGATCTATTTTGCTTCGGGTTTTAAAGTGAAAGCCTTATCCAGTAACCCGAAAAACTTGCGAGGTATGCAAGGGGTCGTGGTGATTGATGAAGCCGCATTCCACGAATACCTCGCCGAGGTACTTAAAGCTGCATTAGCATTGACGATGTGGGGCGCAAAAGTGCGGTTGATTTCCACCCATAATGGCGCAGATAACCTCTTTAATGAACTGATTTTAGATAGTCGTGCCGGCAAAAAGCGTTACTCGGTGCATACCATTACCCTTGATGATGCCTGTGCGGAAGGTTTGTATCAGCGTATTTGCCAAGTCAGTAAACAAGTCTGGACGGCGGATAAAGAAGCGGAATGGAAAGAAAACCTACTCAACGACACTGCGACCAAAGAAGATGCGGAAGAAGAATATTACTGCGTACCGAAAAACGGTTCGGGCTTGTGGCTTTCCCGTGCCTTAATTGAACGGCAGATGAGCGAAAATACGCCGGTGATTCGTTATCAAGCCAAAGACGGTTTTAGTCTTGAACCTGAGCCTGCCCGCTACAAAGAAATGAACGACTGGTGCGAAAAAGTACTCACTCCGGTTTTACAACGGTTATCACCGGATTTATTACACTTTTTCGGTGAAGACTTTGCCCGTAGCGGTGATATGACCTCTTTTGTGGTCTTAGCCCAACAACAGAATTTAACCAAACAAGTTCAGTTTATCGTTGAACTGGGCAATATGCCTTATAAACAACAAGAACAAATTGTGCTGTTTATTTTAAAACGGCTCCCCCGTTTTGCCGGTGGCGCATTTGATGGACGTGGTAACGGCGGTTATTTAGCGGAATCCGCTCAAGATGCCTTCGGTTCGCTGATTGAAAGCGTGCAACTGTCGGAAAAATGGTATCGGGAACATACCGCTCCCTTTAAAGCCGCACTGGAAGACGGTGAGCTTGAGGGCATTCCCAAAGATGCGGATATTCTTGCGGATTTGCGCTCATTCCAAGTAGTGAAAGGTGTGCCACGCATACCGGATAAGCGGGTGAAAAGTACAGACGGTAAAAATAAACGCCATGGTGACACCGCTATTGCCTTGTTATTAGCCCATTATGCCAGCCGCCAGTTGGTTCAGTTACCGGTGAAAGCTCACAGTCGCCGCCCTCGGGCAAGTCGCAAAATGACAGAAGGATATAATTAATGACACCCAAAAAACAAGATTTAATCAAGGTTATCGCAAGCCGTGCCCATGCCATTGACTATTGGTCGTTTATGCACTATTTGCCGAACCCCGACCCGGTTCTCAAGAAAATGGGCAAAGATATTTCCGCCTATCGTGAAATTTTATCCGACAGTCATGTAGGCGGTTGTGTGCGTCGTAGAAAAGCCGCAATCAAAGGGCTGGAATGGCGACTCACGCCTACAGGCAATGAAAAAACGGACGAGATTTTGACCGCACTTTTTGACCGATTGCCGATAAGTCAAATCATTAACCAAATTTTAGATGCCACCCTTTTCGGCTATCAAGCCCTAGAGGTGATGTGGGAAAGCAAAGACGGTTTATTTTTGCCGGTTGCTGTCGAGGGTAAACCGCAAGAATGGTTTGTCTTTGATGAAGAAAACCGCCTCATGTTGCGCACGAAAGAACACTATAACGGTGATCTTGTACCTGAAAAGAAATTCTTGCTCGCCACCCAACAAGCGGACTATATGAATCCTTACGGGCGTGCCGACCTTGCTATGTGCTTTTGGGCGGCGACCTTCAAAAAAGGCGGCTTTAAGTTTTGGCTTGAATTTATGGAAAAATACGGCTCGCCATGGCTTGTCGGAAAACATCCGCGGCAAGCCCAAACTCACGAAATTGACGAATTACTCGACAGCATGGAAGCTATGCTCGGTACAGCCGTAGCCGCCATTCCCGACGATAGTTCAATCAGTATGTTAGAGAGTGCCAGCAAAGGCGCAAGTTCGCAAGTCTTTGATGATTTCCTACGGTACTGTAAATCGGAAATCGCCATTGCGTTGCTCGGTCAAAATCAAACCACAGAAGCGGAAGCCAATAGAGCCAGCGCCACTGCCGGTTTAGAGGTGACGCGTGATATTCGTGATGACGATGCCAGTCTTGTTGAAGGAGTGTTTAATCAGCTTTTAACGTGGATTTGCGAGCTGAATTTTAACGTTGAAACCTTGCCTACCTTTGAACTGTTTGAGCAAGAAAGCATTGATAAGCTCCAGGCAGAACGGGATAAGATTTTAACAGAAATGGGGGTAGGTTTTACCGAGCAATATATCCAGCGCACCTACGGATTTGAGGACGGTGATATTGTAATGCAGGTAGAAAAAAGTGCGGTGAAAAATACTGCTGAATTTGCCGAACCTATCCCTAAAAGTGTGATAGAAACCATCGGGGAACAATTAGAAGTCGAAGGTGAGACCCATGTTGAAAACTGGTTACAAGGTGTTCGTGACCAACTTGGGCAAGCGGAAAGCCTAGAAGATTTTCGCACTCAACTTGACAGTCTGATCCCTGAATTAAGTTTTGCAGAATATGGCAAACTGCTGGCATGGGGTTCGACTGCGGCTCAATTTGCCGGACGGCAATCCGTAGAAGATGAGCGTAAATGATGAATAAATTTACCTTTGAAAACCAAGTCAAGTATTTTGAGAAAAAGCTCAATTTACCCACCAATAGCTACCTTGATGTATTGGGCGAAGAGCACGACTACTTTTTTATGGTTGCCGGGGCAAGCCGCAACGAAGTGTTATTGGCATTTCGTGAAGCTGTTGATGAAGCCATTAAAAACGGCGAAACCTTAGAAGACTTTCGTCAGCGCTTTGATGATATTGTGGCTCGCACCGGTTGGGATTACAAAGGTGGCAGAAACTGGCGCACCCGGATTATTTACGACACGAACATTTACGCTGCATATAACCGAGGTCGGTTACAACAGCATCTTGATTTGGCGGATGTTATGCCCTATTGGGAATATCACCATCACGACAACGCACACCCACGTCAAGAGCATATTGATCTTGACGGCACAATTTTACCGGCAACCGATCCTTTTTGGCGTTATTACTACCCGATTAAAGCCTATGGCTGCCACTGTACCGTCACCGCCCATGATAAAGATGATCTAAAAGAGATGGGGAGAACCGTCAGCCCCTCACCTAACATCGAATGGATTGATAAAACCGTGGGTGTTCGTTCCGGTAATCCCCGCACCGTGCGCGTGCCAAGGGGTTATGATGTGGGTTTTGCTCCACATAATTTTGAACGCTTGACCGCCGGACGAAATGCCGACGTGGATCAACTGCTGTTCAATAAATTTGTCTCGGCTGAACCGAAGTTAGCGAGTTTGCTGATTGATAATGTGTTACAAAACCCACGTGCGCTTTTGATGTTAAATAGCGCAATGAAGTCTATGGTTGATACCGTTACAAGCGAAAAAATCGCTCGTGGGCAAATCAAAAACGTAGGCGTGATTCCGGCAAAAGTGATTGATAAATTGGAGGGACTACAAAAAGCCCCACAATCAGCGGTAATAGCTGTGCGTGATGACGACGTACTACACGCTCTGCGTGATACCAAACAAGCCAAAGGGATCAATTTGCCCGTTGAGTTTTGGGAACAATTACCGGAAAAATTGAGAAACCCGACTGCAATTTTGCTGGAAACACAACAAAAAAGACCGACCTTACTTTTTATCTATGAAACTGAGCAAGGAAAAGTGGCAGTGAAAATGGATTATGAAGTCAAAATTAAAGACGAATTAAGTAAGAAAAAATTAACTCATAAAGTGAATTTAGTGAGAACAGCAAGTTTATTTAAGGATAAAACAGCGTTGCATGACTTTGAATTGTTATGGGGAAGTTTGAATTAATCCGCAGGCTTGCCTGATTCGAACAGGATAATACCCCTTTTACAGCGTAACCTTTCCAGTAGGAAACCCCCTGCGGAGATTTAACTATACCCTCAACTTATTTTTTAATCAATAGGAGAATAAAATGGAAATTAACAAAAATGCCCCTGAAGGAGCATTCTTTAAAATCGCAAATACCGTACCAATCGAACAGATTAACCAATTAAGGGAAGAACTTATTGCACGGTTAAAAGCTGATGGTGTGAACGTCTGATTTCCTGTTTAATAATTTCAATCGCTTGCTCTGCAAGTGAACTATTATAAGAAATCTCCCAAGTTCGACTTTGAGCAATACGCAAGCGGAACATTGTGTCAACGATTAGCCCATTAACAACATTTTTTTCTTTATCTGAAAGTTGTTGCCAAGTTGTTTCATCTTGATCCTCTAAAGTGTACAAAAAAGTGATTGCAATTTTTTCGCTCATCGGGTCTAAAGAAGATTGTTTTTCTACTTTTGTTAACCAAGGTTTTGCTTGTAATAGCGCATAGAATGCATCAAAGGCTTGTTCATTATTGATCAACATAAAATTTCCTTAAATCAAAGCGTGGCAACATTACCACGCTTTTATTCTACGAGATCAAAGTTATGATTAAAATTACCCTCAACGATACCCAAGCGGCAAAGCAGTTAAACGGTATTGCCCGTCAACTTAGAAAGCCCCGTAAGCTCTATGGCGTGTTGGGCGAAACCTTAAAAAAGCTGCATAAAGCCCGCTTTGAGGCAGAAGTTGATCCACAGGGTAAAAAATGGCAACCCCTTTCACCCATCACCCAACAAATTAAAGGTAATGATAAAATCTTAAGGCAAGGTGGTTATTTGTCAGATAAAACCGCCTATAACTACGATGACAACCGTTTAGAATTCGGTTCTGACGCTAAATACGCCCGTTTGCACCAATTTGGTGGCACGATAACACCGAAAAAAGCCAAGCGGTTAAAATTCGGTAAGAGCAATGTGTTTGCGAAAAAAGCCGTGATACCGGCACGTCCTTGGTTGGGTGTATCCCCTTCCGATGAACAAAAACTATTGAAAAAAGCGACCGCACTTTTGCAGCGTCAAATTGAGCAAAATCTAAAATAAACAAAATAACGCCACAAATTCGCGCTGTAGTGTTTAAAAGATAAAACTATACGATTTATCATCTAAAAAAATTTAAATCGAATTTAAGCGATTTAAACCGCATTTAAAGCGTTTTAAATTTCAAGATAAAGTGTTATTTGTGTTTTATTTAAATTTCCCATCAAAATCTTTAAAGCACTTTAAAATCTAAATAGCCCATTTTTTCTTATGCTATCCCTAATCAACGAAAGGATAGCCTATGCAACTCATTGAAATTTTCAAAGCCGGTAAACGCGCCGATGCTCACGGCAACATCGTGGAAATCACGGTTGCCGATTTGCAACAAGCCGTTGACGCTTACAACGTCGAATATCACGAATCACCTGCCGTGATTGGACACCCTAAAGATAATGCCCCCGCCTATGGCTGGGTAAAACGTTTACAGTTAGATGGCGAGGTATTACTTGCTGAATTTGACCAAATCGACCCTGAATTTGCCGAAATGGTAGAAAAAGGACGCTTTAAAAAAATTTCCTCCTCGTTTTATCTTGCCGACAGTCCGAATAACCCTTGTCCGGGAAACCTCTACTTACGCCACGTCGGTTTTTTAGGCGCAATGCCACCTGCTGTAAAAGGCTTGCGTAATCCTGAATTTGCCGACAACGAACAAGGTGTGGTGGATTTTTCAGACTGGATGGAAGCCAATCTTTGGCGACGTCTGCGTGACTGGATTATCGGTAAACACGGTCAAGAGGAAGCCGACAAAGCCTTGCCGGATTATTTGGTCGCCAGCGTACATGAGGCTTCGATTCGCAAAGAATACCAACAAGCACAACCGGATGAAGTCGGAACACCGCACTTTAACGAACCGACATCGCCCCCAACCCCAACTTCAGAAGAACCCCAAAACCAAGGAGATGTTATGACCCCTGAAGAAATTGAACAACTTAAAGCGGAAAACGAACGCTTAAAAACGGAAAAAGCGCAAGCCGAAGCCGCTAAAGCCCAAGCGGAAGCGGAAAAGGCTGAAGCAGAGCTCAACCAAGCCAAAGCGGAAAACGCCGACTTTGCTGAAAGTTTAGTCAAAGCAGGCAAGCTTGCACCGGTGGCGAAACAACAAGCCATTGACTTATTGAACTACGGTTCAACAACTGCCGTCGGTGGCGTGGTTGAGTTCGGCGAGGGCGAAAGTCTTCACGGCAAAATTAAAGCTTTTTTGGAAGCCCAACCGAAAATTCTCGAATTTACCGAAGTGGCAACCAAAGACAATGCGGCTACGTCGCAAGATAACACGGTGGAGTATGCAGAAGGTACAAACCCGGCAAGCATTGAAGCCGACCAAAAAATTCTGGCGTATGCCAAAGAACACAATGTGAGCTACACCGCCGCATTTAACGCAATCTACAACTAAGAAGGACATTTTATGCCAGCACATAATCTTCAAGCACTGCGCGTGCAAGACCCGGTTTTAACAAAACTTGCCCAAGGCTACTACAACTTGGAATTAATCGGGGAAACCTTAATGCCAACGGTAGAAATCGACAAAGAAGCGGGCAAAATTCCGCAATTCGGTCGCCTTGCTTTCCGTTTACCAAGCACCGTGCGTAGCTTACGTGGCACATCAAACCGTCTCGACCCCGAAGACATCACTGCCATTGATGTGGCGCTAGAAGAGCACGATGTGGAATACGCTATCGACTATCGTGAAGAAAACGAAGCCATTTTCTCGCTCCGTCAATTTGCCTTAACTACCACCCAAGATGTCATTGCCCTTGGTCGTGAAAAAGAAGTTGCGACCTTAGCATTAGATGAAAGCAAATATGACGCAGGTAACAAAATCACCTTAAGCGGAAGCTCTAAAATTACCGATAAATCTGCTGACATTTTCGGGATGTTCGATACCAGTATTCGTGCGGTAAAACGTGCTATCGGTCGCAAACCGAATGTGTGCGTGATTGCCGGTGATGTATGGGCGGCATTAAAAGAACACCCGGCAGTGATTGAAAAGCTCAAATATTCCCAAGTCGCGATTGTGACCCCGGAAATATTTGCCAAATTAATCGGTATTGACACCGTGAAAATCGGCGAAGCGGTGTATGAAGAAAACAACCAGCTCAAAGACATCTGGAGCGATGCTATCGTGCTTGCCTACGTTGCACCACGTTCAACCGAACGCAAAGGCACAGTTTATGAGCCGTCTTACGGTTACACCGTACGTCGTCATAATGGTTTATTTGTGGATACTTACAAAGAAAACGGCGGCAAAATTGAAGTCATCCGTACGACTGACATTCACAAACCGCACTTAGTCGGTGCCTCGGCAGGCTATCTCATCAAAGGTTGTCTTTAAACCTAATTTAAACCGCATTTAAACCCATTTTAAGTGCGGTCATTTTGAAACTGATTTTCACAGGGAGAAACCTCAATGAACAAAACCAAACTCTATACCGTCATCAGTGCCATGGCGATTTTGCATAACGGAAAACGCTATGAACAAGGCGACAAAATCGAATTGACTGATTTTGAAGCCGAAAAAATCTCGCTTTATGTGCAATTAGACGAAGAGGAAGAAAAACGCCAACAGGCAGAGGCGGAAGCAGAAAAAGCGCGTCTTGCAGCCGAAGAACAGGCTCGCCAAGCAGCAGAAGAAAAAGCCCGTCTTGAAGCGGAGGCAAAAGCTAAAGCCGAGGCTGAAGCCAAAGCGAAGGCGGAAGCGGAAAAAACAGCTAAACAACAAAAAGAAAAAGGCGAAGCGTAATGTATATCTCGGCACAAGATTTAACGGAAGTGATGAGTGAAGGCACGCTCATTGCACTTTCAAACGACACCTCCCGTGCGCAAGAAGCCGACCCAATCGTGTTGAACAAGGCTTGTGAATACGCCACGGAAACTGTGGACGGCTATTTACGGTCCCGTTATGTGTTGCCGTTAAACCAAGTGCCGACCCTTGTGCGTAATATCTGTTTGCAGTTAGCTCGCTACTGGCTGTATTCACGCCGTCCGGACGGTAAAGGCTTTCCGGATAACGTGAAAGACACCCATGCGCAGGCATTGAAAGATTTAGAACGGATTGCTAATGGCAAGCTACACCTTGGCTTAACTGAGTTGGGCGGCAGTGAGGATGACAACTTGCCATCTGCCCTAAAGTTCAAAGCCCGTGCACCGCAAAAGTTAGACTTATCGGGGTATTAAGATGAGTGCCACGTTGCCCATTTTAGAAAGCATTCGTCAGCAGATTGAAACCGAAACCCAACGGTTTTCTATCGAATTGTTCCCCGATGACTTGGAGCACTACAACCTCACTGACGAATTTGGCGCGGTGTTGGTGCAGTATGCCGGGTCAAGATTTGAAAGTCTTGATAGTACCGACATTATCCAACAGCGTCGCAAAGTGTTAGTTGCGCTCACGGTGATTGCCCGTAGCCAGCACGATGACACCGGTGCATTGGATATGCTCGACCAAGTGCGTCTTGCGGTTGTGGGTTTTAAGCCGACAAACTGCACGCCCTGTCATCTTATCAGCGAAGAATTTGCCGGTGAAGACAGAGGGCTTTGGCAGTACCAACTGATTATTCAAACGGAGACGTGGCAAGTGGAAAACCGCAAGCCGCAAGATTTACCTAAATTTAAGACCGCACTTTACCGCCGTGCGGAGAAAACTCAACCCAATCAACCCTAGGAGATAACAAACTATGGCATTTCATCATGGGACAAAAACAACACGCGTGGCAGGGGGGTCTGTTGCGGTCGAAACCGTGGACGGTGCAATTATCGGCATTGTCGGTACAGCGCCTGTCGGTACGATAAATGAACTCACCGTCTGCCAAACTAAAAAAGACTTTGCACAATTTGGTGTGATTTTAAATAAAGGTTTTACATTGCCCGATGCCTTTGACGTGCTGGCACGCTATGCGGCAGGTAAGGTTTATGTCGTCAATGTGCTTGACCCGGCAAAACATCGAACTAACGTCACTGACGAGGTGTTAACGCAAGATAGCAACACGTTGCGTGCACAAACCGCCCAAGCGGGTTTGTTGAATTTAACCTTAACGGCAGACCGTGAACTGACCGAGGGCACGGATTACACCGTCAATATGCAAACCGGTGAAATTACGTTAAACGCACGCTATGAGGAGTTAAAGGCGATTTATGATTATGCTGACCCGACAAAGGTTACCGAAGAAGACATCAAGGGTGGCATTGATTCAGCCACGGGCAAACGTCAGGGCTTTGAATTATTGCGTGACGGGTTCAACTTATTCGGTGCAGACGCCAAAATCTTAATCTGCCCTGAATTTGATAAAACGGCGAGTTGTGCAGCCGCACTTGCGACCCTCGCAGAGCAACTTAAAGCCGTGGCTTATGTACAGTTGCCAAAAGGTACATCACTCTCAAGTGCCATTCAAGGGCGTGGACCATTAGGCACATTAAATGCGCAAGCAAGTTCCGAACGGGTACGCCACTTCTTCCCGTATGTTCAAGGTTCAAACAACACCCTTGAAAGTTTAGCGGTACATGCTGCCGGTCTTCGAATGAAAACCGACACCGACAACGGTTACTGGTTTTCCACCTCGAACCGTCAGTTGCAAGGTGTGATTGGTATGGAAGTCCCACTCACGGCTCGTGTTGATGATGAACAATCAGAAACTAATCTACTTAATGCTGTGGGCATTACCACGATTTTTAACAGCTTCGGTACAGGTTTCCGTCTATGGGGCAACCGCTCATCAAACTATCCAACCGTGACCCATATCATTAATTTTGAAACGGCGTTACGGACCGGGGATTTGATTGATGAATCTATCCGTCGCACTGAGTTGCAATTTATTGACCGTCCGATTGACGATGCTTTGATTGACAGCCTTTTGGAAACCGTGGACACCTATTTGCGTGCGTTACCAAGCATTGTGGGATATAGCGTGAGCCTCGACCACGATGCGGATTTGCTTGATGAATTTAGCAAAGGTCATGTGCCGATTGTCTATGACTATACACCAAAACTCCCGGCAGAGTTGATTTCAAACAAATCCGTGATGACCCGTAAATACCTTGTGAACTTGGTTTCACAACGCTAAGGAGAAATGAATGAGTACAGCGATTAATCAAATTGTGAATGCCAACGTTTATATCAACGGCAATTCACTTTTAGGTAAAGCCAAAGAGTTTAAACTTCCGGACATCGAATTTGAGTTTATTGAACATAAGGGCTTGGGGTTACACGGCACGGTGAAACTCCCGGCAGGGCTTAATGCAATGGAAGGTGAAGTAATTTGGGATAGTTTTTATCCGGAAGTACGATCTCAAGTTTATAACCCGTATAAAAACATTCAGCTCATGGCACGTTCTAACTTGCAAGTGTTCGATTCACGCGGACTTGCTGCAGAAGAACCCCTTGTCACGATGATGAATGTGGCATTTAACAAAACCACCGGTGGGAGCTTTAAAAACAAGGAAGCGACAGAGCATTCTGATACGTTCCAAATTATGTCGATTAAGCAAGTGCTCGGTGGCAAAGAAATTTTGTTTGTGGACGTGCTTGCTAATATCTACCGTGTCAACGGGCAAGATGTGTTGCAAAAATACCGCACTAACATCGGGCAATAATTCTTTAAACCAGTTTAAAAGCAGTTTTAAAGTCCTTTAAGTAAACTCCTTTGTGAAAGTTAAACAACATACTCACAAAGGAGTTTTTTTATGACTGATGTCACTCTCACTCTTCTATTTCCTATCACTGACGGTGAAGGTAAGCCTCTCAATGAGTTAAAAATCCGTCGCCCAAAAGTCAAAGATATTCGCAATATGAAAGGTAGTACAGAAATCGAACAAAGTATTAGTTTGATTTCTATCGCTACAGGTCTTGTGCCGGAAGATATTGATGAACTGGATATTGCCGACTTCAAGCGGGTTTCCGAGGTGGTAGAAAAAATGCAAAAGGGAAAGTTGAACTAGCGCAACTTAATGCGGCATTGGCGGATTTAGCGTTTTGGTTTGGTTTTGCTCATTCCGAGCTGGAAGAAATGACGCTTGATGAAGTAGAACGGTGGCTTATTCAAGCCCAAAGGCAGATAAAAGCCAATTACACGAAAGCCGCTATTTAAGCGGCTTTGTGTTGTTAACGTGTAGTCATTATTTTGACCAGATGTGTTCTTGTAGCTTTCTCAACGTTGGATTTCTTGCTGTTATCCATTTAGGCAATTCGGTTTTCTTATCAATTAAGTGTTCAATTCGCTTAAAAAATGGAAGAAACAGCAACGCAACAAGCACAATGATTGTGATCATAGGATAAACAATTAGAGAGTAGCCTAAGCCAATCAAACTTAAAATTGCCAAAACGACCGCTCCGATAAGTAAAGAAACATTATCAAAAAATTGTTTCAACATCGCCTTCCCCTTTCTTCATCAAAAGATTTAAAGGAACTATAAATTATGTCGTCAAATTTAGCAATATCTTTAGTCATTGGAGCTTCCGTCGGTGGAGCAATCAGTGCTATTCGGGGATTACGTAGTGAAATTAGCATCTTAAGAAATAGCGAATTATCTACATCAGCTAAATTGGGTGAGCTAGGAAAAGGCATGCTGAAAGGGTTAAGCGGTGCAATATCTATGACATCACTCATTGGCTCTTCAGTGATGGCAGTGGCAAAACCAGCAATTCAATTTGAAAGTGCCATGGCGGATGTGAAAAAAGTGGTGAATTTTGATACGCCCGAACAATTTAAGGCAATGGAAAAAGACATCCTTAAATTGACCCGCACCATTCCCATGGCGAGCGAAGAAATTGCCGCCATTGTTGCCGCTGGAGGTCAAGCAGGTATTGCCCGTGAACATCTCTTAGGTTATGCCGAAGATGCAGCTAAAATGGGTGTGGCATTTGATATGGCGGCTGGTGATGCCGGTACAGCAATGGCTACTATGTCTAATGTTTTAGGTAAGCCTATCAATGAAATGGCGAAATTCGGTGACGCCATTAACCACCTATCAGATAATGCTAACTCAAAGGCTGCTGATATTGTCAATGTGATCACCCGTGCGGGTTCGGATACCCGGATGATTGGATTGACGGAAAATCAAGCTGCCGCATTAAGTTCAACCTTCCTTTCTATGGGGAAAGCACCGGATCTTGCTGCTCAAGCTATTAAAGGTATGACCGCTTCATTTGCCGATCTTAAAGCCGGTAAACACGCCAAAGAATTGCAGATGTTGGGATTAAGCCCAAAAACCTTTGCAAATGCCATGAATAAAGATGCGCAAGGCGCTATTTCCGATTTTATTGAACGTGTCAAAAAACTTCCAAAAGATAAACAATATCCGATTTTATCAAAGATGTTTGGGCGTCAATATGCCGATGATGTGATGCTACTGGCGCAAAATACCGGCGAATATAATCGTCAGTTACGGCTCCTCCAAGAAACCGATGAAAAAGGCGAATTAAAATACCTTGGCTCAATGCAACGTGAATTTGAAAGCCGTAGTGCTACCACGGAAGCAAATTTACAGAAACTCAGTAATAGTTTTTCAGAATTAGGGATAACGATTGGTGCCAAATTTCTGCCACTAATTAATAATGTCATTGATGATATTAAACCGGTCATTTACGGCATAACAGAATGGATTGGGCAGAACCAAGAATTAGTGAATCAAATTTTACTGGTTGGTGCGGGATTAGCGACTATATCTGTCGGCTTTTTTGCACTAAAAACAATGTTGTCCGGAGTTATCTTTGCCGGTTTTGGTGCATATAAAAGTTTTGCCTTATTTTTTAAAATTGCATGGGCTTTGACCCGAGTAACGGCTGTTCTCGGGGTAGGATTATTTGATCTTGGCATTAGCTTTGCCAAACTCTTTTTTAGAATCAATCTCGGCATAATGAAAGGATTTATCGCCGCTTTAAAAATCACTTTTTCAGCAACATTCGCTCTTGCCAAAGTATTAGGCGGCATTTTCTTAAAAGCCTTGATGGGTGTAGGGAAAGCCTTTTTATTTATGGGGCGTGCAATGCTTGCTAGTCCGCTTGGCACATTGATAGCCATAGGAACCATTGCATTGATTGTGTATCAATATTGGGAACCAATTAAAAAATTCTTTCTCAGTATTTGGGAACCCATTAAGCCTTATTTTGATAGCTTTATTCAGTTCATTGGCGGTATGTGGGATGGCATTGTCGATTTTTGGTCAGCCGTTTGGGGCGGAGTGACAACTTGGTTTACCGGGCTATGGGATAATTTAAAAAGTTTATTTAGCGGCAATTTCTCCGCATTAGGCAGCATTATTCTCAATTTCAATCCTTTATCATTATTCGTTCATATTTTTTCATCTGTTCTTAATTGGTTTGGTATTGATCTCCCAGCTAAATTTACCGACTTTGGCAAAAATATGATTGATGGCTTAGTCAATGGGATTAAGAATGCATGGGAAGGTGCAAAACAAATTGTTTCCGATTTAGGTGATGGAATTAAAGGTTGGTTCAAGGAAAAGCTGGGTATTCACTCCCCTAGTCGGGTATTTAAAGGCTATGGTGACAATATTGCCACCGGTTTAGCATTAGGCATTGCCGATAACGCCCTAAAAGCCACACAAGCCGTGGATAAAATGAGCAAGAAAGTGAAAAAAGCTGCACCGAAAAAACTGCTTGCACCGCTGGTTCATGCGCCGGTTGCAAAAAGTGCGGTCAAATTTGAACCGATTTTAAATAGTGCTGAAGCCGTATTTAAACCGTTGTTAAAAGAGAAAAAAGGCTTTTTGGGATCTTTGTGGGACAACATCAAAGTCGGGGCAAATTTTATCGGCAATCTCCTTGGGCTAAATCAGCCTACGGATTTCCGAACACCTGATTTTAACCCACGTTCAAATGAGCAATCTTCTATTTTCAGCGATTATCAGCCCCTAAATCAGCAAGCAGTGGCACACAATGAAACCAACCAAAACGGCATTGTGGTGCATTTTAGTCCAACAATTCAACTCAATGGAAATCAAGGCAAGGATGGCATTTTAAATGACCTTCAACAGGGGTTAAATATGACTTTAAGCGAACTTCAACGTTTGATTATTGATACGGTCAATCGTGAGGCAGATCAATATAGACGGAGGGCTTACTAATGTATTTTATGTTAGGTAATATTGCCTTTGAGCCGGTCAATCTGACGGATTTTTCTGAAACCCATTCAGCAGATTTTGCGGAACACGCAGTACTGAGAGGCAAACCACGCTTGCAAGCCATGGGCGAAAAGCTGACAGAACTCTCTTTTGCCATTCGATTGCATCACAAAATTGGCGGCGTGGAAAGTCGCTATCAAGCCTTGCTTGCCGCTAAAGCCAAGCAAGAAGCCCTCGCTTTGATTTGGGGAGCAGGAAAATATAAAGGCAATTATGTCATTACAGATATTTCCTCTACCACACTTTTCACTGATGCCAAAGGCAACGCATTGGCACGTGAGATGAACATCAGTCTGACTGAATTTGTGGGGAGCAGCACACAAGGGTTATTAGGCGCGGCATTAAATATTGGGGGTAAATCCTTGATCGGTTCAATGTTGCCACAAGGTTTAAGCTCCACACTCTCAACAGTGAAGACGGTTGTCAGTCGTGGCGTTGAAATTTATAACCAAGGCAAACGTGCAGTAGATGAAGTACGCAACACCGTTGCCGTGATTCGCCAGCTTGCTGATGACCCTGTTTCCGCCCTTGCTTATTTGCCGGGTGCGGTGGGCAATTTAGATCGTGCTTTGGCGGATTTTAGCACATTGATTGGAATGCAATCCGCTTTTGATGACGTGCGCCAAGTGTTGCCGCAGGTCGCTGAATTTAGCCGCGATGTCGCAGCGATTTATGACGATTTACACCAGATGAAACAAAATTTCACTCAAGCGGGTGAAACCGGCTGGGAAGATTGGTTCACACCTTCGGATAATGCACTGACCAATATCAATGAGCGGGTCGATAGCTTGAATGCTCCCGTGGCAAACATGACCGCTTGGATTGTGTTGCGCACCGATGAAGAAAACCAAAACGAACGGGAGGCAAATAATGACACAAACCGTGCTTAAACATACGGTTAAACAAGGTGAGCGTTGGGATAGCCTTGCTTATTATTACTACGGCAACGCCCTTGGTTATGCCCGTATCATTGAAGCGAATCCGCATATCAGTTTTTGTGAAGTCTTGCCGACCGGTGAGACGGTTTATATCCCGGTGCTGAATGTCAAACCGGCACAAAATGAAAATCTGCCGCCATGGTTAAGGGGAAATAATGATTAGCGTACAACGCCCGGACTTTACCATGTTTTATGAAAAAACCAATATTACTGCTGATATTGAGCCGTCTTTGATTGAGCTCACCTATACCGATTATTTGGAGGGGCAATCAGACGAGCTTTCCGTGCAGTTTGAGGACATCAGCGGTAAATGGATTAGGCAATGGTTTCCGACCCAAGGGGATAAACTCAAAGCGGCGATAGGTTATCAAGGCGAACCGTTGGTTGAAATCGGCGGATTTGAAATTGACGAGGTGGAATATCAATACCACCCTTCAAGCATTACTTTACGTGCCTTATCAACAGGGATCAGTAAATCTAATCGCACGCTTAAGCCGAAAGCCTATGAGAACACAACGCTTGCACAAGTTGTCGCTATCGTCGCACAACGTTTGAAGTTAAAAGTCGTAGGGAAAATTCGTCAGGTTTCGATTCAACGCATTACCCAATACCACGAACGTGATGTGGAATTTCTCGCCCGCCTTGCCCGTGAATATCATCACAGTTTCAAGATTGTAGGCAACCAGCTTGTCTTTACCGATAAAACCGAACTGGGGCAAAGTGAGCCTGTCGCCGTGTTAGACGAAAGTCAGTGTAAAAGCATTCGCCTACGTGACAGAATCAAAGACACCGCCAAACAAGTTGAAATCAAAGGGTTCGATACCAATGGCAAAAAAGTGGTGAAAAAATCGAAAAAAGCGACTGCACTTCGCCCGGGGTTAAAACAAGCCCAAACCGCCAGTGCTGATACGCTCAAAATCACCACACGAGGGGAAAGCCAAGAACAAATTGATGCAATGGGTGATGCGGCATTATCGTCTCAAAATGAAGACCAAAGTGCGGGCGATATTACCGTCATTGGCAATCCGAAACTGGTTGCCGGTTCGACCATTTTATTGCGAAATCTGGGCGTATTTTCAGGGAAATATTTAATCAAACAATCCCGGCACAGTATTTCACGTAGTCAAGGTTATATCACCAACATCGAAGTGAGAATGTTGGAATTTATCCCCGATGATTTACTCACGCTCGGTATGGAGATGACAAATGCAAACCCATAATTTTGGCGCAACCTACCAAGAAGGCATTGTGTCGCAAATTGACCCGAAAACCCACAAAGTACGTTGTAAAATCCCTGCGCTTGAGGATTTAGAAACAGCATGGCTTTCTTTTCTGACGCCCAATGCAGGCGGCAACCAGTTCTACTGCTTACCCGATGTAGGCGAGTTGGTCGCCTTATTGCTAGATAGCAAAGGTGAAGGCGGTTGTGTATTGGGGGCAATTTATAACGAGCAAGACCCGACACCGGTGCAAGATAGCAATATTTGGATGAAAAAATTCAGTAACGGCACGGTGATTAAACACGACCATCGTAGTGGTAACATTGAAGTCTCTGCCGTGGGCGATGTGCTGATTAAATCACCGTCTAAAGTCACGATTGATTGCCCCGAAACCGAAACCACCGGAAACCTATTAGTGAGTGGCGCTTTAACCTATATGCAAGGTATGACGGGCAATGGTAGTGGTGGCGCTACGGCAACCATTAACGGTACGCTGGAAACGAAAGGTGGTGATGTAAAAGCAGATAATATCAGCTTAAAAAATCACAAACACCCGGGTGATTCAGGAGGAAAAACAGGTCTTCCTGAGTAACTTTTCTTTAAAGTAGTTTAAAAGCACCTTCCTGCATAGCCTTGTATCATCAAGGCTATGAATACAAATCCTATCTTAACGACCCACTGGCAACTTGCGCCACACTTGGAAACTCAAGCGGTGCAAGGCATTGATGATATTCATCAGTGCATTGCCAATATTCTCAACACTCTGAAAGGTACAGACGTGCTACGCCCTGAATTCGGTAGCGACCATTTCCAGTATATCGACCAACCGGAAGATGTCGCTATTCCTAACATAGTGCGGGAAATCACTCTTGCTTTGCAAAAATGGGAAACCCGTATTGAGGTTGATAGTGTGCTTGTAAGCGGCACTGCGCCCCATTTTGAATTGTTGATTAGCTGGTCGTTGGTTGATGATGTATATCGTGAGATTTATTCCACCGAGGTGAAACAATGAACCGACATGAAGTAAAAGCCGTTGATGACAACGTGGAACGTATTTTGCGTGATGCGATAGCCGATTATGAAAAACGCACCGGCAAAGTGCTACAACCGGCACAGATTGAACGCTTGTTGATTAATGTCTATGCATTTCGGGAAAGTTTAGCTCGCCAAGGGATTAATGAAGCCTTTCGTCAGACCTTTCCGCAATATGCCACAGGTTTAGCTTTAGATTTATGTGGCGAAACCTTTGGTTGTTATCGCCTGTTAGATAAACCGGCACGCACCATTTTACGCTTTAGCGTGCAAGGTGAACATTCCTCTATTTTTATCCCCAAAGGTACTCGTGTTGCTGCCACGGACAACGTGGAATTTATCACGATGAATGATGATGTGATTACCCCGTTGATTGCTTATGTTGAGATTGAGGCGCAGTGCAATCAAACCGGTGAAACAGGCAACGGCTGGGAATTAGGACGGGTGAAGACACTTAAAAGTGCGGTCAATTTTGACGGTGAAATCACCGTCACCAACATTGATGTATCAAGTGGCGGGCTTGCCCGTGAAGATGATGAAGCCTATCGCAAACGTATCCTTGCCGCTCCTGAAGCGTTTACGACCTGTGGGTCGATTGCCGCTTATGACTATCACACCCGCGCCGTGTCACAAGAGATTGCCGATGTCAATGTCTCCAATCCACGTGGGGGCTTGGTTCGCATTGCTGTCCTCACTAAAACCGGCTTGCCCGATGCACGATTGCTGAATGACATTAAAGCCTATATTAGCCCGGAACGCCGCAGACCGCTTTGCGATACCGTCGAAGTCATTGCGCCGACCAAGCGTGATTATCAAATCAACGCCACGCTCACATTATTAGACGGCTATCGTGAAGACATCGTTAAAACCAAAGCCCGTGATGCGTTGCAACTGTATTTATCCGATAAAACCAAAAAACTCGGCATTGATGTGGTGCCATCAGCGATTATCAGCGCCTTGCGGGTTGAGGGGGTCTATGACGTGAATTTAATTAGCCCGGCAAAGATTGTGATCAATGAAACCGAGTGGGCAAACTGTACTGCGATTAATGTGGAAGTCGCACTGGAGCGCAGCAATGGCTAAATTGACCTATGCAGACATCATTGAACAAGAGGTGAAATATAAAGCCCTTGCAGATTTAAGCCTACCGCTCTCCCATTTAGATACAAGCAAAATTATGACCACGCTTGTGGAATTACTTGATAATTCGTTTATTCCACTTCTTGCTGAAAAATGGAGTGTGACCGGTTATGACGGTGAGTTTTTAGCAGAAAGCGACGGTTCTAAACGAGAATTGATTAAAGCTGCGATAGAACTCCACCGATATAAAGGCACACCCTGGGCTATTCGTGAAGTTTTACGCCGCTTAGGTTTTGGTGAAGTCGAAATTGATGAGGGGTTAAAAGCCCGGACTTACGACCACAAACTTGTGCAATCTATACCACTAAGTGACAAATGGGCGTATTACGCTATTAGGCTCAATCAACCCATAACAAACGAACAGGGGCAACACCTACGCAAGATTTTACGCAATTTTGCCCCGGCACGTTGCACGCTTGCCGTACTGGATTATAAAGCCGTGCCGATACGCTACAACAACAAAGCCCGTTACAACGGCAGTTATAACCATGGTTCAAACTAGATTTAACCTGCATTTAAACAACATTTAAGGATAGTTATGGCAAACTTAAAAGAGCAAGAAAAATGGGAAGACGGCATCTACCAAATTGAAGAAAATGACCCTGTACTTGGCGGGGAGGATGGTATTACTAATAAACCTATCATACAACTTGCCAACCGAACTACGTGGCTAAAAAAAGTCCTTGAATTATTGTTCGGCAAAGCGAAACCCAAAGATTTAACGGCAGAGAGCACCAGCACCGCAGACGCCGGCGGTCACAGTCACGCCCTCGCCAAAGCGACCACCACCCAAGCCGGTATTGTGCAACTTTCAAATGACGACAACAGCG